ACTGCGGGCGTTGCAAGAACCAATGTACCGGGCATGGAGGATATGGTATTCAAGGGCGGATCGGCGCTTTTTCGCAAGGACGCCCATTTGCCGCCTGCGGAGCCCGGCCCGATCGAGTCCCTGTTTTCTCTTCCTTATCAGAAGAATCACGCGGAAGAGGATCTGGCAAATCAGTTCCACCGTGCGGTTGAGGCTCTTGGTCTGCTGCCCACAGACCTGGAGGGCCGCGAATTGAATATGTACCTCTCTCAGCCCTCGTGCCCATCGTGCCGGTCAGGCATAGATTCCAACGCGAGAGCGGGCGTGCTTAAGCAGTTGAGCAAAAAATATAGTCTACTCACTATACGCATTGGCGCGAATGCCAAAGAGGGAGTAACGGGCCCGACGCATTTTACAATTCGAAATGGCAGCTACATCAACCGGAGCAATCGATGATCGAAGAATCCAAGGGGTCGAGCCAACTCGCCATCACGGCGGACACTCTCCCAATCCGGGCACGTGTCTGCCTTGCGCTCCTTGCCGCCAGCATTGCTTTGGAACATCTACGAACTTCACCTGAGTTTAGCTTGGCCCGCGATGCGCTGACTCTGGCCCTGATTTGGCAAGAGGGTAAGCCCGTGGACCCTGACAAGTTGGGAGAGGCGCTCGAGGCGGAAGAGAATGGAATTGCATTCGCGATGCTGAGAGCAGAGGAGCGATCGGAACAAGAGCTCCTGGCCTGGTACGTGTTCGGAAACGCGATTTACTATTGCGCTTATCATGCATTTCACGCGGCGAACCGCGAGCCATGGGGGTCGATCGGCGAAGTGACTGAAATCGCGTTGGACTATTTGGACAAGGATTTACGCGCGCTCGAGCCCTCGTCGACGGCTCTCATGGCCAGAGCCGGGGCCTATCTCGAGCAACATCCCAATGCCACGCTTGCTCAGCTCGAGGGGCAAGTATCGAAGCAGTGATCGCGGCCGGTACTCGATGGAGCGATTCCCGACGCGCGGCGGGTCCATAGGCCTCATCAGGCGAAGAAATGACAAGCCGACGAGGAGATGGGGCGAGGCCAACTACGAAACCGAAGATATGGTCCATCCGGTCCTTGAAGAGCGCGTCATGGAGGGCACCCGCGAGCAGGCGCGGCGCTACGGCTGGCCCGAGGAGCGGATCGAGCGGCAGTGCGGCAAGCCCGACGCATAATACGTTCGAAGATCACTTCGCTATCTTGGGAGCGCAGCCCAGGACAATGAAGCGAATTTTCCGTAACTCGTCGAGCGCTCTTCGAGCGGGCTGCCCGTACAAACATCCGGATCAATTGATGGCGGCCTTTGGTGGATGGCGGACATGGTCGCGTCCGTACTGAATTGCCTTGACTGATTGCCGGATTCGCCAGGGGCTTTGAAGAGACCCCGAATATCGCACTAGCGGCGCGGCGTGACACGCGTGCGTCTTCGAGCGTCCGGCAATCGCCGGCAACGCCGACAGCTCTCGACGACCACAGCGCCCACGCGATCGCCGGATTTCGCGGGAGGTGGCGCGGTCTTTGCGCTGGCCCGACGAATACCTGCAATTCCCAACACCCGAGGAAAACCCCATGATCTTCTGGTCCGCCATGCGCGCGGCCGCGATCCGGCGGCACGCGATCGTCAACCTGTGCCTGGAAGGCGCCTGCCCGGTCCGCTGGCAGCGCCACATGGCGCTGATCCGCGCCGTCTATGGCTGGTGAAGGCCGATCCGCATGTCAAAAATGTCCCTGTCCGAGCTCAAGGCGCTGCTCGAGGCGGAGCGCAACGATGCGCTCGCCGCGATCGCGGCCTCAAAGCTCTCCGCCGAGCGCTCCGATGCGATGGACTACTATCTCGGCGACATGGCGCGCGACATGCCGGCGCCCGAGGGGCGATCGCGCGCGGTCTCGACCGACGTGGCGGACACGATCGAAGGCCTGATGCCGTCGCTGATGGAGATCTTTTGCGCCGGCGACGAGGTGGTGAAGTTCGAGGCCGTCGGCCCCGACGACGTGGCAGCGGCCGAGCAGGAGACCGACTACGTCAACCACGTGTTCATGCAGCAGAACCCGGGCTTCCTGATCCTGTACACCTTCATCAAGGACGCCCTGCTGTCGAAGACCGGAATCGTCAAAGTGTGGTGGGAGGAGCGCACCCTCGAGGCGCGCGAGACCTATCTCGATCTCACCGACGACGCGTTTGCGCTGCTCGCCGCCGATCCCGACGTGGAGATCGCGGCGCACAGCGCGCGGCCCGCCCTTCCGCCGCCGGACGGCGAGAACATGCCGGACCTGTCCGCCGAAGCCTTGGCGGAGGCGGAGGGCGGGCCGCTCCTTCACGACGTGGTCTGCGTGCGTGCGAAGAGCGCCGCGCAGGCGCGGATCGAGCCGGTGCCGCCGGAGGAATTCGGCATCAGCCGCAATGCACGCAGCCTGCGCGACTGCGACTACTGCTTCCACAAGATCCTGATTCAGCAGGCCAAGCTGATCGCCGAAGGCTACGATCCGGACCAGGTCAAGACGCTGCCGACCTACACGGCGCTGACCAACATCGAGGAAGTGCGGCGCGATACCGTCAACGAGTATGAGTACACGGGTGACGAGGCGAACCAGGCGGCGCGGCGGATCGAGACCACCGAGCACTACGTCCGTATGGATTATGAGGGCGACGGCCGGGCGCGCCTCTACAAGGTGCGCACCGGTGGCCAGCAGGGCGACATCCTGATCAAGGACGGCGAGCCCGACGTCGAGGAGTTCGACGACATCCCGTTCGCCGCCATGACGCCGGTGATCCAGACGCACCGCTTCTTCGGGCGCTCGATCGCCGATCTGGTGATGGACATCCAGCGCATCAAGACGGCGCTGCTGCGCGCGCTGCTCGACAATGCCTATCTGGCCAACAATCCACGCGTCGAGGTGGCCGAGCAGTTCGCCGGCCCGGAGACGCTCGACGATCTCCTGGTGTCGCGGCCGGGCGGCATCGTCCGCACCCGCCAGCCCGGCGGGCTCAACTGGCAGACCGTGCCGTCGATCGCGGCGCAGACCTTTCCGGTGCTCGAATACATGGATGCGGCGCGCGAGCTGCGCACCGGCATCACGCGGCAGGGGCAGGGGATCGACGCCAATGCGCTGCAGAACCAAAGCGCGACCGCGGTCAATCAGGTGTTCACCGCCGCGCAGGCGCGCATCAAGCTGATCGCCCGGATCTTTGCCGAGACGGGCATCCGCGACCTGTTCGCGCTGGTGCACGAGGTGATCCGCAAGCACGGCTCGGCGCGGCAGACCGTGCAGCTGCGCCGCCGCTGGGTCACGATCGATCCGCGCGAATGGAAAAAGCGTGACCACATGACCATCGATGTCGGGCTCGGCACCGGCACCAGGCAGGCGCAGCTCGGCGCGCTGCAGATGATCATCGGAGCGCAGAAGGAGGCGATCGGCGTCGGCATGGTGTCGAAGAAGAACCTGCACAATTCGGCGGCCGAGCTCGTCAAGCTCGCCGGCTTCAAGTCGCCGGACGCGTTCTTCACCGATCCGGCGCTGCCGCCGAACCCGAGCGATCCGGCGGGCGCCCCGATCGCGCCGCCGCCCGATCCGAAAGCCGCCCAGGCCCAGGCGCAAGCGCAGGTCGACGCGCAACGCGCCCAGCAGGCGGCGGCGCTCGATGCCCAGCGCCTGCAGCAGGAACTCGCCCACCAGCAGGCGCGCGGCGCCTTCGACATGCAGATGGCGCGCGAACAGGCCGACCTCGATGCGCGACTGAAACTGCTCGACGCCGACCTGCGCGCCCGCGAGCATCAGATGAACCTGGCCGCGAAGGCGGTCGCGCTCGCCGGCACGCCCGGCCCGGACGGGCCGGCGCAGCCGATCGACGTCGACGCGCTCCTGGCAAAGCTCGCCGCGCTGCATCCGCCGCCGGCCGCGGCGGCGCCGGGCCGCGGCATGCGCGTGGTGCGCGATGCGCAGGGCCGCGTGTCGCACCTCGAGCCGCTGACCTAACGCTCGGAGTGCCGTCATCGTCCGCGGAAGCGGACGATCCAGTACGCCGCAGGGACGCGCAGTACGCCGCGGAGATCATACTGAGAGCCTTGTGAGTACTGGATTGCCCGCTTTTCGCGGGCAATGACGACCGGAGTGAATCGAAAATCTGAGGAAGGACCGCAATCGACGGGCTTCATGATGAGGTCCTTCATGAGGTCCAGGCGTCGCCGAAAACATAAAAGAAATCAACTGTTTCATCGCCGTCTCTGCAGCTCACACGAATCCAGAACCGCAAGGACACCTCATGGCCGCCTTCAACAAGTTCAACCAGTTTGTCGCCGACGTGGCGAACAAGGTGCACAATCTCGGCGCCGACACCCTCAAGGTGATGCTCAGCAACACGGCGCCGGCCGCGACCAACGCGGTCAAGACCGACATCACCGAGATCGCGGCCGGCAACGGCTACACGGCGGGCGGCACGCAGGCCACGCTCGTCTCGTCCGCGCAATCGGGCGGCACCTACACGCTCAAGCTCAACAACGTGACGTTCACGGCGGCGGGCGGCGCGATCGGCCCGTTCCGCTACTGCGTGCTCTACAACGCGACCCCGGCGAGCGGCAACCTGATCGGCTGGTACGACTACGGCACCAATCTCACCGTCACGTCGGGCAACTCGTTCCAGGTGCAGTTCGATCCGACCAACGGCGTCCTGCAGCTCGCCTGATCCGAACCAGATCCCATGGCCAATCTGTTCGACCGCGCCGGAATGTCGACCGCGACATCGGGCAGCGGCACGCTCACACTCGGGTCGGCGCTCGGCGCGGTCGCGCCGAACCTTGCCGGCTTCCTGTCGTTCGCGAATGCCGGCGTCGCCGACGGCAATGTCGTGAGCTACCTCATTCTCGACGCCAACGGGAATTGGGAAACGGGATGGGGCGTCTATGCGGCGAGCGGGACGACGCTCACGCGCAACGTA